CCGGGCCTTGGGTGTTGGCACTCGGAGCTCAACCCGCTTTGCCTTTTCGCGGTCCATGGTGATGATGCTCACCTTCACGTTCCAGTTTTTCCGTCCCTTGAAAAGTTCGGTATACCGCTCATCTCGTAGCCACCACGTGCCTTTGGTGCTGAAACAGATCGGGTAATCGATCTCGGCGAAGAACCGCAGCAGCTCGAGCCCCACGCGCTGTTTCTTCTCAATGGGACAGAACGGATCGCTCATGCCTCCCCACTGCATCGTCTTGCGGTTGGCGACATAGTCAGCGAATTGAGAGTAGCCAGGTTCCGTGAAGATCCGCTTGATGTAATCGACATTTGCCGGCAATGCTTCGCCGGCCAGGTACCGGGCCTTCTTGCTCTCGAAGCCAACGGCGCGCTGGTAAGACGCGAAGCAATAGACGCAACCATAACCACAATTACTGTACTGGTCGAAGGTCATTGGCATCGAACAGTCGGGTAGCTCGGCTGTCCACCTCGGCGTCGTGTAATATCGGGTCATCGCTCCACCAACCTCCTAACCTGCTCGTGCTTCAGCATGTCCTCTACAATCTCCGCCGGCGCCTTCTTGCCCATCAGTACGTATGGCTTGCGACCCCAATGCTTCCAGAGGCGAATGACTTTTGTGATGCGGCCTTTCAACCACGTCGGGCTCTGGTTGCTGCCCCTGGCCATGCGGCGTTCCGCGGCAATGATATTGGGAGTGAACAGCAAGAATACCGTCAGGTCTATACTGGCGGCCGCGCACGCGGTGAAGAACTTGTCGTTGGCCAAGCGGTCGCCCTCGGCGAAGAACGACATGCAATCCGCCTCCTTGATGAACGGCACCACCTTGGGTTGAATGTTCATTGGGTAGGCGTCGGTTCCGCTAAAACTCTCGCGCACGGCGCCGAGCTGGATGCTGTTGGGGTATTCAATGTGTGCAATCGGTTTCGTGTGCTGCTCGAACGGAAGATCCTTGAACAGCTCGTTGGTCACAGTGCTCTTGCCACTGCCCGGTTGCCCGATCAGGTAAATCAGTTGCTTCTTCATGCCTTGCCCTTCTTGTATGAAACGGCCAGTGAACCCTTCCGCCCACTGAACAGTGCCTTGTCAATGACCGGGTCGCTCGCGTCGTACTTGCCGTCCCTTATTCTGTACATACACAATGAGCAACCGCTCTTCTGCTTGCCCCAAAACTTGAACCCGCATCGCTCGTAAAATTCCACGGCCTCGGGCTCGGCCGAAACACGGAAGTACGCTGCCTTGCAATATCCCGCGTAGCTTAATGCCCAAACGCAGAGCGATCTTCCTACCCCCTGGCGACGGCTGGCGGCGAACACGTGCAGCAGTTGAAGGTTCGCGACCTTGGGCTTCCGTTTGCTCACCGTGGTGATGACAGCACCCTTGAGAACCTCGCCGTCCCAAACTCCCATGCAAAAAGGCCAAAGCTTCTGCATGTTTGCCTTGGCAATGAACGTCTTCGCGAACTTATCCCGCGGATCATTTGTTACCGCGAGACTGAATTGTTCGGCGCTGCATTGCCTATATTGCATAGAACCTCCGCTGTTTTATGCCACGGGATTTGGGCCACTTCGTTTTCTCCCAACCGTCATACTCCTGCTTGTCGAAGATGAATGGCGGAAAGGTGTATCGGCCTGTGGCCAGTATCTGCTTCACCGAAGGTCCGCCGTTCAATGCCGCGTCCATGAAATTCTCGATGAAGCTGAACATCGACACCAGCTCCTCGTACTTTGTTGTTGAACGCAGGCATCTGAATTCAATAGTGCGCAGGTGCTTCATGCAATACGTGTTCACCGCATACCTGAATGGCCGGCCGCGGGACTTCCCGTCCTTCCCCGCGCAGTGATAGAAAATAAACTCAGCGAAGTTGCGCGACGTGAGGATATTGTCGAACATGTAATCCGGCATGAGCCGGCCGCCATCGTATTTCAGATATTGCTTAGCGCCTTTGCTCCCTTTCATGTCCCGGCTGTCCCGGTACTGGTACAATTGCTCGACCGTGTCCTCCTGGTTGTCGCGAATGTAGACCATCAGCCTCTTCAGCGCGTCGATGTCTTTGTCCAGGCCGGGCACATGAATATGTATGTGGCCGTGGTTCACGCACGATGTCGTCGGCTTGTCGCCGTGCTTGACGAACATCTCGTGGAGCTCAAGGATTCGGTCAATCTGCTCGGCCCAGGTACGCGTCGGCTTCGTATTTATCTCTCCGCCAACAGGAGGCTTTTTGCCCAACGGGTCGACGGCCACGTACTGATACGGTGGCCTGATATTCACGATGTCGGTTTCGCAATATTCCCAGGCGCCCAGCTCCTTCGGAACCTCGAATGTTTTGTCAATATCTCCCCACTCAATCTCGTGACCCCAAGTGTAGTTGCTCATGCCTCTTCCTTCAGCCAGCGCGGTTCGTATGTCTCGCGCCGATAATCCCAGAGCACGGACCAATCGACGCCGTCCGTGACTTTGCTCTCCATCGATTCAATTTCCCGGGCCTGGCGGTCCAGGTAATAGCCCACATACCGCTTTCCGATCCTGTACTTCTTGTATGCGCACAGCGTCGTTTCCAATGCCCACACTCCGTCAGTGGGATCTTTCTGCGTTCGCTCCTTCACCATCTCGTCGAATCGCTGTTGCAGGTAACGAACCCACTTCGGCTCGAGTCGTCGCTTTTGGCCGTGAACACTGAGCGCCGGGTAGCCGATTGCATACGCCAGTCCGTTCCGACTCGACTCCGAGGAGCCGTCCTTCATGTCCATGGTGTCCGGTGCCATCGGAAACCCGGTCACGACATGAACAGCCTCCAGGTAGAGGAACAGGCCGTACCTTCCCATCTGATAGATCTGACCCATGTCGTCGTACAGCATCCGGTATGCCACGTGCGGGTTGCTCGTCCGGAATCGGTTGAACGCCGACTCCTGATACGAGCCCAGCTCGCCGTGGCGTCCCATGTGGCAAGTGTAGGAGCGAATCACATCACACCACTGGTTGCGGGAACGGACCCAGCGCCGATCAGTCTGGAAGTACAGCTTGTCTCGGTTCGCTGCCCACCACCGTTCGAGGCGGCCGAAGTCGACATTCTCGAAGTCCGGGAATTCATTGTAGATGTAATAAACCGTCGCGCCGCAATAGCAGGTCGCGTACAAGAAGGCGAGCCAGTATCGCTGTTCCATGTTCAGCTCGAACCTGTCGCAAACGTACTTCAGCATATCGTACGCCGGGTCGCAGTCGCCGCACTGTCGGCTCATTTCATGGTAGGTGATATAGTCTACCGGTTCGTTCATACCGGCATCGCTTGAGCGAGCCCGGCTCACGGTACTGGGATCGAAAGCGCCGGGCTTCAAACTATAATTACCTGGGCCTTGCACGGCTCAACCTCCTGGAGCTCTCCGGGCAACTGGGCCCGGCGGCAAATGTCGGCCGTGGAAGCTACGAAGACTGCCCTATCCTCTGTACAAGTCCACAGTGGGCGATTCCTGTTTCGCATCACAACGAGCTTTCCCTGATAGATGAAGGTGCCGGCGAAGCTGAAACTGCCCTCGGCCACGAACCGCTCCCAATCCTCACCGTCCAGAACCTTCCGGCAGAATATCTCGCCGTCGTTGTCGGTGACGTACTCCCGGCCGTATAGGGCCTCGTACTCCGACCGCAGGCCCATATGAATACAGCCGTTGAACACCAGACTCACGGCCGATTCAGGAACGTCAGGAAGCTCTCCTGTCTTCCCGGCCGGCGGCCCGGCCTTGATATTCAACGGCTGATTGTTGGCATGATCGGCCCAATCTCCGCTGGTTGAGTATCGGGTATGGCCTATCAGCTTCAGAGGGCGCCCTCGCAAGCCTCTGAGCAGCCCTTCCAGTAGCGCAGTAAGCTGTGGGACCTCGTGGAATTTCGCGGTCAGTAGCCGGCCCTCGGAAAGCCAGCTGATCCCACAGGCATGCAGGCCTCGGATCTTGCTCTCCCGGAACAGCCGGATTAGGGAAGCTTCCTGAGCCTTAGTGACTTCCTGAGTCGCGTAGGCGACGACACCACACATACCGCCTCCTACTCGCCCTCAGAATCGTGCCTCACGTCGTCCAGGCAAAACACCACTTGATTACCCGTGCCTTCAAGCCCAAGGAGCCTCAGCCACTCCTCGCGCTCCTCGTCGGTCTCGTAAACCAACATCAGCTTGCCCATCGAGTCGTCCTCTCCTGAAACCGGTGGCTCGGGTAAATCCGGCGGCAGATCTCCATCGCCGGGAGCCCAGGTCATCAGGTCCTCGAGCGCATCCTTGTCGAACCCGGTCAGGTCCATATCGATGGCTCCGCTGTCCATCTCCGTCATCAGGTCCTTGAGAGCGACGGTATCCATCTCGCTCAACTCGGCGATTCGGTTGTCGGCGATGAGGTCGGCCCACTCAGCGGCGTCGCT